TACTTTTACTGTTCCCCAAGTTCAAATAGCACCGTACTACAATATTCCACAGTGGCAAGGTCCAGTGGGCGGCGGAGAAAGTCCCCCAACTGGTAGTGTTTGGCAAAAAACCACTACATTAGGCGGAGGTTTATCACCAGTTGTTAACAAATACAATGCTACTAATGTAGCTTGGGAAACACAAAAAGTAACCGAATATCCAGATGTACTTACTGCTACATTCTCGTTGGATCCTACTGCAGGTGGTTTGAACATTACGCAAAATTCTATTTTTGCACAGTACAATGTAAAACAAGACAATATTACACCTAGCGTTTATTTCTGGGTTCGTAATGCAAGTGGTCCAACAATTGGAACAGGAACTACAACAACTCCTACATACAACAACGGACAGTTTAACATAACCGTTAGACCTACTGTTAATTCTCCATCCACTACTACATATACTGTAACAGTATCTCAGCCAAGCGCATTTGGATTTATTAGCGCAGTTAGTGCTGCAGGAATTCCTAATGTTAGTGCAAAACTAGCAACTTCTGGAGCAATGACATTGGTTCATGCTACAGGTGGCGACATAATCATATATGAAAATGATGGCTACAATGTATTAGGCGGAGTTGGATTAACTGCTGGCACACATAATAATATTACAGTGGATCCGTCCGGCAGTGGTAATTCAATTATTAGTAATTGGGTTCCATTGGCATATATCCCAAGCAGCACACAACCTTATATTGATCCAGCAGATGGTACATACTGGTATTATGATAGTCCTGCACACGTAGATATCATGATTAATGATGGAACCAATTGGAAAGGTTATAGAACTTTGGCCGCTGATATCAGAGGCTATAATTTACAACAAACCAATGTTAACGGTCCTATTGTTAGCTCAAGTGCTCCTACTGCACAAGACAACGGTAATTCATTGGTATACGGCGATTTGTGGTTAGACACAAGCGACTTGGAAAACTATCCAAGTATATACAGATGGCAAAGTGTCAATGCAGCTAACCAATGGGTTAAGATTGATCTTACAGATGAAACAAGTCAAAATGGTATCATATTTGCAGATGCTCGTTGGTCAGTAAATGGCACAACAGATCCTTCAACTGATGCAATGCCTAGTGTTGCTTCGTTAGCACTAAGCAATTATTTAGATTTGGATGCACCTGATCCTACCATTCACCCACGCGGTATGTTGTTGTTTAACACACGAGCCAGTGGATACAATGTAAAACAATTTAGATTTAACTATTTCAATGGTACTTCATTCCCTGACCAATCATTACCTGCACAGAAAAATGCGTGGGTAAGCGTTAGCGGATATGATGCAGGAAATTCACCAAACTTTGGCCGTAAAGCACAACGTGGTGTTGTTGTTGCTGCATTGAAATCAGCAATCGACAGTAGCACAGTATTGCGTGAAGAACAACACGCATTTAACTTAATTGCTTGCCCAGGATATCCTGAGTTAATTCCTAATATGGTTACACTCAACGATGACCGTGGAGACACAGCCTTTATCGTAGGCGATACACCAATGCGTTTGCCTGCTACTGGTACTGCAATTCAAGCCTGGGCGCAAAATTCAAATAATGCACCTACTACAGGCGAGGATGGCTTAACAATTACTAACCCATATGTTGGAATTTATTATCCATCTGCACAAACAAATGATTTAAGCGGTAATGCAATTGTTGTACCTCCAAGTCACGTGGCATTAAGAGTTATTAGTTTAAGTGATAATATGAGTTATCAATGGTTTGCACCAGCTGGATCTCGTAGAGGTTTAATTGATAATGCAAGTAGCATTGGATATGTTGACGCTGATTCAGGCGCATATTATCCAGTGGGTATTACTCAAGGATTAAGAGATGTTATGTATACTAACTCAATTAATCCATACACTAACTTACCAGGAACTGGTTTATTGGTATACGGACAGAAAACATTAAGCCCAACTCCAAGTGCATTGGATCGTATTAATGTAGCAAGACTTGTTAACTATCTAAGAAGACAGTTATCAATTATTACTCGTCCATACTTGTTTGAACCAAACGACAGTATTACACGCAGTGGCGTTAAAGCAGTTGTAAGTTCTATGCTAAACGATTTGATTAGCAAGCGCGGTATCACTGATTATTTGGTTGTATGTGATAGTACAAACAATACTCCAGACCGTGTTGACAGAAATGAACTATGGATTGATGTAGCGATTGAACCAACTAAAGCAGTTGAGTTTATCTACATACCGATTAGATTGATGGCTTCAGGAGCTATTACATCGGGACTAGCGGCCGCAGAAATAGCAGGAAAAGGGGCATAAGATGGCAGTTTCATCATTAACTAAATTTACAGTACCATTAGGTCCTGGACAAAGTAGCACAACACAAGGTATGTTGATGCCTAAACTCAAGTTTCGCTTTAGAGCGACATTTGATAATTTTGGTGTAAGCAATCCTACAACAGAGTTGACTAAACAAATTGTAACATTTGCAAGACCAAATTTAACATTTGATCCTGTTGAAGTTCCTGTTTACAACAGCAGAATTTATCTTGCTGGACGTCCAACTTGGGATCCTTGCCAAGTTACACTCAGAGATGATGCGGTAGGCAGTGTTACTACATTAATCGGCGAGCAATTGCAGAAGCAATTCGATTTTATGGAGCAGGCCAGTGCTAGCGCAGGCGGTGACTATAAGTTTATTACTACATTAGATATATTAGATGGCGGTAATGGACAGTACGAACCAGTTGTACTTGAAGAGTGGCAATTATATGGTTGTTTCTTAACTAATGTTAATTACAACGATGTTGATTATGGTTCCAATGATCCAGTTACTATCACTCTGAGCATCCGTTACGACAACGCTATTCAAGTTGTTGGCGGTGGTGTTGGTACTAGTATTGGTAGAAACATTAGTTCTTCTTCAGCTACTTCCTAAGCTGATATCAACTAAAAACAAAAGCCCACTCGAGTGGGCTTTTTTATTGCATAAATATATGTATGTCAAGTGATCTGTCTAACCAATATCTTAAACCTATACTCAGAGGCGAAGCAACTCACCCGTATGCTCACGCCACAAAACTATTTGTAGAAGATAATTATAGGTTAGCTCCCAAGCCAGCTCATCTTTATTATGTCTATTTTGATGTTAATCCAGGCGCACTGTCATTGGTTAGTAGTGCACCCCAACAATACATCGAAGCAGGTATGTTGGCCAAACGTGTTGAACTTCCTAAATTCAATACAAATACAAAAACATTGAATGCGTATAATAGAAAAAATATTATACAAACACATATCACATACGATCCTATTACTATTCAATTCCACGACGATGCAGCAGATGTTGTATTAAGTTTTTGGAATGACTATTATTCTTATTATTACAGAGACAGTGATTATACTCCTGAATCTTATACTTCACCTAGCAAATATCAACCTAGAGCAAATCAAGACTGGGGATTTACTCCACGCTCTCAAAGTGTAGCACCATTCTTGAATAGTATTAAAATATACAGTATGCATAATAAAGAATTTACTGAATATATTTTAATTAATCCTTCGATAACAGCTTGGCGCCACGGCGAGCACAACAGCAGTGAAGGCGGTGGGTTGATGGAACACTCAATGACTATCGCTTTTGAAACTGTGCAGTATAGAGGTGGAGTAGTAGATTTAGAAAATGAACCAATTGGTTTAGGCTTGCATTATGATAATTATCTAAGTCCGATCAGCAGTGGGAATGAACCAGTAAACACATATAGACGAGATTTTAGCAGCCCCGACAGTTACTATAATGTAAATTATGGCGCACCTCTGAATATACCGAGCCTAAGTGCAGTCAATGCTAGTATTAACAATTTGACTAATCGTTTGGTTGGTGGACTAGTAGGCGGTGTAGTAAATGGCATCAACGGTGGCAGTTTTTATCCTACTATGGGCGGAGTTCCTGGATACGGCGGAATCAGCAGTACTAATCAATTGTACGCCGGACTAGGTGTTGCAGGTCTTCCCAATCCGTATGCATTGAAAAATGTAGGCAAAAGCATTACTGCTACTATCGAAAATGCCGCAGTAGGAACAGTTGCCGGAGCCGCAACTGCAGCAATATTCAGTGCAGCTAACACATTTGATCAAGGTGTTAATACTTTACTAACTGGTAGCCCTGCCAATCCGGCTAGTAGTGGGATATACAATGTCAATCCAACAAATGGGTTAATTTCAATTGGGCCCGACGGTCAGCCAGTGGCCGGACAATCAATGTATCTCACTCAAGGTAGTCAAAACGGATTGCCTTACGGAGGTATACAACAAACTAGTACAAGCAGTAGTGGCCAAGTTCAAAATGGTTTGTATATGACAAAGAATGGCTATTTACAAACACCTGGTTCAGGAATCGGCGCACAATTAACCAATACAATATCTGGTGCAGTTGGTGCAGTTGCCGGATTAGAAGCAGGTGCTTATGTTACGCAATCACTTAATTCTAGTGCATTAGGTAAAACAGTTGTAGGAAGAATTGTTAGTGGAGCAGTAGGAGTTGCAGTAACTAACAGTATCAGCAAAGCAGTGAATAACGGACTACAGTCATTGACCAATGGTGTAACTGGTTCAGTAAGTCAGGTGTGGAATTCTGCTACTGGTTCGATTAATAATGTTAACAGCGATACTCCGCAGTCTCCGGCTCCTGTACAGGATCTCAGTACATATGGTGCAAGCTCTACTAATCCCGGAGTCAATCAAGCCAGTGTAACAAATCCAGATCAATTTGGAACTTCTAGTGTAAGCATTCAACAAGGTAGTCCGTTATCTGGCGGAGATTTATTAAATGCTGGCAGTGAATCCGCCCCTCCTTTTGATGACTAATAAAAATTATGAGTAATCGAGTAACCCTAGTACCTCCCAGCAATATTGTTAGTACCAGTAACGGTTCTGCAGATGCTACTACAAAATATTTTAATAACTATTTTACACCCAATTATAGTATTAGCAGTAATGCGAATAATGCTATAGTCAGTTTTTTTGAAACAATGACAGGCAGTACAGCTAGCGCGGTATTGTTAGCGCAAGCATTGATTAATAGTGCTAATGCACAAAGAGAAAATCCATTGGTATTATTGGACAGTTTTAAGAAAATGTCTCCTAGTGAGCTTACACCGTTATTGACACTATATTTGAATTCGACAAGAGTACCCACTAGTTTATTGGGTATTAAAAATCCACAAACACCCAGTCAATTGATTGCTAGAAAAATCTTAGTATAATGGCCAAGTATAGTCAAGGAAAATATCAAATACAAAACCCAGCAAAGTATATAGGCAAAAGTATGCCTACTTACCGTAGCAGTTGGGAGTTTGCTTTTATGCAGTTTTGCGACAATAACCCAGCAGTTACACAATGGGCAAGTGAAGCGATTCGCATCAATTATAAAAATCCGTTTACAAACAAAAACACAATCTATGTACCAGACTTTTTAATTGTGTATATTGATAAAAATGGCAAGCAACACGGCGAAGTTATTGAAGTAAAACCCAGTACAGAAACCACTATGGAAGCGGCCCGTAGCGTAAGAGATAAGGCAATGGTGGCACTTAATATGTATAAATGGGAAGCTGCAAGAAAGTTTTGTGCAGCACAGGGATTGACATTCCGTGTAGTCAACGAAAAAGACATTTTCCACGGCTCAAAATAATAACGGTAAATACCGTATGACCAAAAAACTTCAAGAACTTTTTAATCTGCCAGAACCTGTATCCGAGAATACAACTGCTGAAACTGCCGATGCTGCACTAGAAGAACATCGTGCAATATTTGCTGAAATTGACTCAACCATAGATAAAATTGACGAAGCATTGCCTGGAGTACGGGGGTTAGATGCTAGTGATCAAGAAATGGATGAACTTGCTACTATGGCCAAAGATAAATTCAATGATCTAATGGACCTTGGTATGAATATGGAAGCTAGATTTAGCGGAACTGTGTTCCAAACAGCAGGTGTATTATTGGGACACGCTATAACTGCTAAACAAGCTAAACTAGACAAGAAATTACGTATGGTTGATCTACAACTTAAAAAAATGAGATTAGATCATCAGATTAAACAAGATAAAGGTACCCCAGATGCTGCAATCGAGGGTCAAGGAACAGTATTAGACCGTAATAGTCTACTAGCAGAAATACTGAACAAACCCAAGCAATAATTTCCAAAACCTGCTAAATATCTAATAATAGGACAAATTATGAAATCATTTCTCTCATATCTTACTGAAAGTACAAGAACTTATGATTTTAGAATTAGAATAGCTTGCGAGATGTCAGATGACATTATGGGCAAGTTAAAAACAATTCTAGAAATGTATAAGTTAGAAAGCATCAGTAAACCACGCAGACTACCAATCCAAGAAACTCCTGAGTTTCCTAATATGGGACCAGTGGAAGTTAATGTTATTGACATCGTATTAGGATATCCCACCAACGATGAAAAGATTCGTAGTTTGATTGCAGAGTGCGGATGTGTACCTGCTGCCTGTGTAAGAGTAACCCCGACAAATAGTCCGTATGAATTGGTACGTGACGGTAAAGAAATCAGTAATCTTCACGGCAAACCTGGCGAAAGCGTGCTAATGCAAGCTGAGATGGTTGCAGAGAAAAAAGACGAAGAATTAGTCGGCGACGCTCGAATCCCCAGCATCATGAAAGAATTACAAGATACACGAAAATACAAGTATCCAGATGCTGCAGGAGGCGAGCCTGCTGATGCTAAAACCAGTAACAGTTACCCACAAGGCCAAACTAGTCCAGTTGGCACACATAAAAATTCAATCCCTTCGGACGCCAAATTGAAAGCAGGAAAATAATCATGAGCAACAATAATTTATACGACATTCTAAACAACTTCAACAAAGTAGCTGTTACTGAAAACAAAAAGCCTGCGGCGACCACAGAAGCAAAACCTAAGACTAAACTTGAAGAAAGTATTCAGCAGGTTATTAGCGAAAAATATATGGGATTTAAGGCAGTTGAAAAAGCTGCTAAAGCAGGCGGAGCAGAAAATCCTGCTGCAGTTGCTGCCAGCATTGGTCGCAAAAAATACGGTAAGAAAAAATTTCAAGCCGCTGCCGCTAAAGGTAAGAAGTTAGGCGAAGGATGGGATCCATCACAAGAAGTAAAACAGTCTGCTATACAATATATGAAAAGTACTGGAATACGCAACATAAATGATTTGGATGCAGAAGCTATTCAATATATTGGTGATGAAAATCAAATTAATTATGCTGAGGTTTGTAAAATTCTTGGTTGTGACTTACCAAAAGAATTAGGTCCAGTTAAATCCTATGACCGTCACGGTGATATGGAAGAAGACTATGCAAGCATGGGAATCGGGATGGCCGAAGAAAATGACGAATATGATGATAGCGATATGGTCAAAAACGAATTGCATACTATAATTCGTGCCGCAGAAGAACTTGAGCAACATATCACTGACGGAAAAGAAATACCAGCTTGGGTACAATCTAAAATTGCACAGGCCAAGGGTATGGTTGATAGTGCCAGTGAATATATGATTAGCGATCAAGAACGCAATCATGAAGAAGAGTCTGGGGAAGAAAATTTCCACCCAGAGATAGCAGAAGGCTGTCATGCTTGTGAAATGGGCGAGTGCGAAACACACGGTGTTATGTCTGCAGTAAATGAAAAAGCAGTTAGTAAAGCTCAACAAAAGTTTATGGGTATGGTACACGCTGCACAAAAAGGCGAAAAAGCTGCTAGTCCAGAAGTTGCCAAAGTTGCAAAAGGCATGACTAAGAAAGCTGCCACAGATTATGCTAGTACAAAGCACAAAGGATTGCCTGCACACGTAGGCGAAAATGCTTTTGATTATAAAAATACTCCTCGTCAAACATCAGACGATGATACCAAGACACATCATACTAAGAAACACATTAGTACAGGCACCGTTTATACTAAGAAGTTTGATAGTCATGGACACAGTATGGGCACCGCTGATACTGTAGACACAGTTAAAAAAGGACGTGGTCGTCCTAAGAAAAGCCAATTTGAAAATACAAGTCATAAAACTATCAACAAGATGGTCAACGGTATTTTCGAAAGCATTGACAGTTCAATGTATGTAGAAACTGCTCCAGATCAGTTGTCATATGAGCAAAGCCATTTGAAAGATCATTTAGGCAGTCACTTGTATAAGAAATTAAATTCAGCAATGAAAACAGGCGATGGATTCCCTGATGATTTGTATGATAATTTGTTTACATATTTCCAAGACGAAATGCCCTACGGTATAGCTAAAGCTCGTACCGGCGATCCATACGAGTGGATTGAAAATAAATTAACTGAAATATTCCCTGAATTGCAAGAAAATCTTTTGCAAGGTATTGGTAATAAATTAGCTACAGGTGCAAAAGCAGTTGCTGGTGGAATCAACAAAGTAATTGGCCATCCTGATGACCAAGCAATGTTGAAAGATTTGGAAAAGAAAACTCATCCACAAACTCCAGCACCCGCACAAAAAGATTCGCAAGACATCGAAGAAATGATTCGTCTTGCTGGTTTAAGCGAGTCTAAAAAAGTTAAAGAAGCTGATATGGAAGAAGGCAATGCATTCGGCAAAGCAGAGCAAGATGCAGTAAAAGCTGGTAAAGATGAATTTGAAGTTGGCGGAAAAACTTACAAAGTTAAAGAAGACAAAACATCCAAGCCTGACTTTTTAGATATTGATAAAGATGGCGATAAAGAAGAGTCATTCAAAAAAGCTGTTAAAGATAAAGAAAAAGTAAAAGAAGAATTTGCTGCTGAATGTGGTGAAATGAGCCCAATGAGTGGACAATCCGAGCAACAGGGAAAAATGAATATCAGTACTAATATGAGTACAGACGGCAATAAGAGTATTACTATTACTGCTGACGGGGATACTGCAGTCGAATTAATGCAAATGCTTAAACTAGCAGGTGTAGGCGGTGGGCAACAACCAACTGCCGAAGTTAAGCCAATTGAAGTAGTTGTTGGCTCTACTAACGGTGCAGAAGTTGCAGCAGAAGAAGAAATGGCTGAAGCTAAAGACGGCCGTTACGAAGCTAATACAACTCCTGATGTACACGTTATGGATGTACAAACGTTAACCAAAGGCGGTAACGGTGAAATTGCTGGTAAAGAAAAACAAATGACCAAACACGGTTACAAGTTTGGTGACAACCCGATGGCTATGAAAGACATTGAGGAAGGTATCGACAAATTAGATACAATGGGCTTACGCTTAATGAAAGAATACGAAAGTATTAAAATTAAAAAATGAAAATAACCGAAATCATTAGCGAAGCTAAAGACATACCGGCCGATCCTAAAAAATTAGACGGCGCTCAAGTTGCCAGTCTTAAGGGCGCAGTTAGTATTCCTGATATTAGCAATAACAAATCAAATGGTAGTGCTTACTTGCAATACAGATTTGGTATTGCATTAGGCGGTGCTGGAGCAGGTAGCACGCCAAGTGAGCATACTGATCCAGCTGGAGCATTTAGCGGTGATCCAGTAATGTTGACTTATACTGATGAAGAAGGCGAAATGATTAATAACGCTGCCAAAATGGTCGGGGTTGGCCATGTAATACCATTGGGTAGTCGCAAAAGTCTAGAACGTGACGATGTACATAAAGTTAGCCCAATGACACCACGTGGGCCTATTAAACCAAAACGCAGAAAATAAATGCAACAATATAAATTCCGCAGCAATGATTTTGTACCTGAAGGTGAAACAGGTATAGACGATGCAGTATTGGATGTCAATGATCCAATCAACGAAATGCGGGTATTAGCTGGGTTGGGCAATCAACCACAGTGGACAGAGTACAAAGGTCAACCTGGCAGTAATATCAGTGCTACTGCTACTGCCAAAGCTGAACTAATGAAAGAAAACAACATCAAGCCTGGAACACCTGAATGGTTCCAGCTTTGGTTTTCTAGACCGTACTTGACGGGCGAACCGCCGGTTTAGGATCAATTCCCAAATAACGATACCAACTTTCGTGCTGAACGTGCACTGGTCTTTCTTTCCAACGATTTAACAATTGAAAATGTGATGGGTGATAGGGTTCACGCAAAGGCTTAATACGTTTGTGTCCTTTTTCGCTATTACAACTTTTGCAGGCTGCAACAGTATTCTCCCAAGTAGTGCGTCCGCCGTCACAACGTGGAATCACGTGATCAATAGTCAGCTCTTTGTAATCAAATGTATCTGCACAGTATTGACACTGAAACATATCTCTCAAAAACAAATTGCCTCTACTAAATTTAGCAGACTTTTTGAATTTGAAATATTCTTTACTAACAACTACTGCAGGCACATTCATTGAAAAATGCTCACTGCGTATTAGCCAATCATCGTACTCTTCAAGTACAGTTACTTTATCTAAAAAATATAATTTTATACAATGTTGCCACCCGATAACACTGAGAGGTAAGACAGAAACTGGGTTCCAGTCACTGTTTAATAATAGTACGTCAGACAATTTGAAATCTCATTAGTTGTAGTTATAAATACACATATATGTATACCTATTATACAGTATTTAACGAACGATGTCAAAGCCTACCGAAAATGCTCTTGTTAAGAAACCCAATACCCGGGAAACTTATACTGAGCAAGAAATAAGAGAAATTGCAAAGTGTGCAGATCCAGTCACTGGACCGCATCACTTTTTGAACAATTACTTTTACATTCAGCATCCTACCAAAGGACGAATGAAATATCAGCCTTTTGAGTATCAAGAACGATTGGTGGACACTTATCACAACTATAGATACAGTATCAATTTGATGCCACGACAAACTGGTAAATCAACAACTGCGGCCGGTTACTTGTTATGGTATGCGATGTTTGTGCCCGACAGTACCATTTTGGTAGCTGCACACAAATACACAGGTTCACAAGAGATTATGCAACGTATTCGTTATGCGTATGAAAGTGTACCAGATTTTATTCGTGCTGGTGTTACCAGTTACAACAAAGGTAGTATAGACTTTGACACAGGATCCCGCATAGTCAGTGCCACAACAACAGAAAATACCGGTCGTGGTATGTCTATATCCTTATTGTACTGTGATGAGTTTGCGTTCGTTCGACCTACTATTGCTAGTGAATTTTGGACTTCAATTTCGCCAACATTGGCGACTGGCGGTAAGTGTATTATTACAAGTACCCCAAACAGTGATGAAGATCAGTTTGCACAAATTTGGCGTCAGGCCAATAAACGCATAGACGAGTACGGTAACGAAACAGAATTAGGTGTTAATGGATTCAAAGCATTCCGTAGCTATTGGCAAGAGCATCCAGACCGTGATGAAACTTGGGCTGCAGAAATGTTGGCACAGTTAGGTGAAGATCGTTTCCGCCGTGAAATGAACTGCGAATTTATTATTTTCGACGAAACACTTATTAGTCCAACAGTATTGGTTGAGATGTCAGGTATAGATCCTATACAAAAACAAGGACAAGTACGTTGGTACTCTAAACCACAACCCGGAAAAACTTACTTGGTTGGATTAGATCCCAGTTTAGGCACAGGCGGCGACCCTGCTGCTATACAGATACTGGAATTGCCTAGTATGCATCAAGTTGGTGAATGGCAACACAACCGTACGCCTATACCGCAACAGGTAAAGATACTGACCGAAATAACTCGTTATATAAGTGAAGCAATTGACTCTAACAATGATGTTTACTATAGTGTAGAAAATAACACAATCGGCGAAGCAGCATTAATTGCTATCGCCGAAGCAGGAGAAGAAAATATTCGTGGTATCTTTTTAAGCGAACCCAATCGTGCCGGGACTGGCAGACGATATCGCAAGGGATTTAATACTACTGCCAATAGTAAATTATCAGCTTGTGCTAAACTAAAGAGTCTAGTAGAAACAAAACGTCTGCGTATAGCCAGTAAAGCTTTGGTATCAGAGTTAAAGACCTTTGTAGCATCGGGTAATAGTTATAAAGCAAAAATAGGCGAAACAGACGATCTAGTAATGGCCATGATACTAGTGGTTCGTATGGCTATGTTCTTGCGTGAATTTGACGCAGATTTGGATAGTAAACTCAATGATTCAGTGGATGATGTAATTATGCCTATGCCCTTTATCATGATGTAATCGATAAATACTTAACTATGATAGAAATTGATAAAATTGCTGAAAACTTATTTGACAAAATAAGAACTCGTTTCCCCGCTATTAGAATTGGTGACGAAAACGCTAAAAGTACTCGCGATCCTAGCAAAGCTCGTTTCTTTAACTTTGACTTTACAATAGATGGCGAATCATTCGGTAATATTACTATCAGTTTAGTTGATTCACAAAATCTTAAGATCTACTTTGACAAAGAAATAGATCAGAAAATGCCCGACGAAGTTAAAAATCAATGGTATGCTTTCTTGAAGAACATTAGATTCTTTGCTAAATCAAATTTGTTGAGTTTTGATGTACGTGACATTGCTAAACCCAGATTAGGTATCGACGACTTAAAACACGCAAATAAAAATGCTGATGTTATTGACAAAGACGATATCGAAATTAACGAAAGCAAAATGTACGGTACAAGTCGTAGCAGTTACCAGAAAATGGAAAGTGTACGAATTATCGCTCGCCACAGTAAACAAGTGGACGAAGAACAACGAGGTGCAAGAAGCAGAAATATAAATGCCATCTACATCGAGAACCAATTGGGCGAGCGATTCAGATTGCCTGAAGGAACTACCTTACCTACTGCAAG